ATTTTGACCAATATATGTTGCCAAAGCTTTACGTTCCGTATCACTAAATTTATCACTTAATAATATTTTTTGAAACGCAAAACCAGGTTTAGCATCGCCAACAATATCCTTATACATAGATTGTGCAGTTTTATCTACAGATTCATTCCATGTCTTCTGTGTTTTTTCTAATGCAGGTATTTCTTTTCCTAATCGTTCAACAGTTGCACCAGCACGTTCTGCTTTGCCCATCAATTGAGATTGTTTTTCTGCATACTGAGTAATCTGTTGTCTTAATTCAGGTATCTTATCAATCCATCCGTTTTTAGGGTCAGATAACCATTTAGTAATTTGTTCAGGCTTTTCTAATTTCTGTACTTGTCCTAAAGCATATTGAGTACCATATTTAGCAGCTTTAGCCTGATCACCCTGTAATTGTCTTACTAATTCATCATATCCTTGACGTGAATTAAAAAACTTCTTAGGAACATCAATTCCTTTTGTTTCACTAGATAATACATTCTTACCTAGTTTTGTATCATAAGCATTTAGTAATTCAGACTTTTCAGAATATAATCCTTTAGCCTCACCAAACTTAGGTTCCCATTTATAGATACCACCAATCTCTTGTCCTTTTTCTCCAATGCCCTCAGTAAGTGTTTTACGCAATTGTCTAGCTTGGGTTGCACTTAATGCTTTAGCACCTTCAGTCTCAACGCCATAATTAGCTTTATCACCTAATACACGAATCCAAGAATCTACTGCATTAATGTCTTTAGGGGCAGCAACAGTCTTAGTTCTTTCAGGTTGTAATGTCTTTAATTTACCAGCAGGGACAGTAACTTGTTTTTCACCACCTGCATATATGTCATTTAATATATTAGTTATTTCTCTTTCTTGGTCTTTAGTAAATTCACCTTTTTTAATTTTACTTAACCAATATTGTTTAACAGCCTGTCCACCTTCAGAGTTTTGCCAATAATCTCCTTGTGACTGTCTAGCCCTAGCAGATTCAGTAGCCTCCTTTAATAACTTAGCATATTGTGATGCACGTTGGTCAATAATAGGATTCTGTGTAGCAATAATCTCACCCTGTAAATTAGAACCAAAACGCTCTTCATCTAACGGTGCAGCTAATTTTAACTTTTCTCTTTCAATATCTCCTGCAACTCCTTCTTTACCTAATAATTGTTCTTGTACAGTTTTTTGTTTGGTTTCTACATCACGTAACTTTTGAAGTCGTGCTTGCTCTAACAATCTATTTTGTTCTTGTTGAGCTTTATATTTATTAGTTAAATTTTGTTGTGTTTCTTTAGCAACTAAATCAATAGTTTTTCTATCTTCAGTATTAACATCTTTTTTAATGTTTGAAGTTACTTTTTCTAACGCTTCTTTTTTCAATTGTGATGCTCTTGTTACTACTGGATCATATTCAGAACCAATAGCTCTAGCAATAGCCCCAACGCCACCTCTAACTTTACTAAGAGCCATATTAAATGCAGAAGGTATATTTTGCATACCAAATTCAATTACAGGCCCACCTACAAGTCCACCAAGACCACCAACAACAGCAGCCTGACCTCTACCTTCTTCAGTAGGAGTTATTAAAGGACTTACACCAGCACCAATTGCACCTGCTTCTAATGCCCTACCAGTCATACCAGTTGCTTGACCTAATCCTAATGCACCACGACCTGCTTGAACACCTTTAGTAGCCAATCCAAATGGAAGTGCATAAGATCCTAATTCTCCAACAATAGATGGCACAGGTGCTGCTTCTTCAATATATTTTTGTGCTTGTTTAGACTTTTCTACAATTTTTTTACCAGTTTCAGGCGCAACCAATTCAGTTGCTGCTCCAATGACTTTACCTAATTCTGTGACTGCTCCACTTACAAGTGGTGCTAAACCAGATTTAGACAATGCTAATTTAATAGGGTCTACAGATGCTTTAGGTTCTTCAGATGGCAAACCACCTGATATGTTGGTAAGTTTTTTACCTGAAAATTCTTTGGTTACTCTTTGTTCTATTTGGTCAGGAGTAACATCTTTAGGAACCCCTTTATAACTATGGGTTGTACCATCTTCAAAAGTAACTGTAACATCTCTTGTATCAGCCATTATATTTTACCAATTAGATACAGATGCGCCACCTGTAGTTTTAGCAGGAGTTTGTTTAGTTTCTTTAGGTTGTTTATCTGTTTTTTCTCTATCAAGTATTTTTTCGTATCTCTTTTTTCTTTCTGGAGGTAGTTTATAGTCTTCTACACCACCTTGTAAAACATCAGCAGATTTTTGTTTCATAACCTTTAGTTTAGTAATGATTGTATCCACATTATCTGTTGGTTGAACTACCGCAAAGAAGTTACGTGCAGCTTCCCCACCAGTTACTGCTAAACCAGATTGTTGTTTATAGTAAGCATTTCTTAAATTAGATAATTCTATAACCAAAGTTTGAGCATCTTTAGGTAATTTTTCAAAAACAGAAGTTCTAGCATATTTATCTATAGATCCCATTTCTTTTGGAGTTTCTAATAAACTTCTTAATAATTTAGTATTGTTTAAAGATTTAGCAATTTCTGGGTTTGATAATTTAGATTCAATATCTTGTGAAAGTTTTAAGCTTGATTCTGCTTCAGTTAATTGTTTATCAACAGGACTTGTTATCTTTAATTGACCACCACCGCCTTCACCTTCAGCACCGCCTCTTCCAAGTCGTTGCAATCTAGTTAATTGTGCTTCTAATATTGCAAATTTTATTGGGTCATCTCTTTCTGCTGCAGCCATCTTTCTTGTTAAATCTTTAATTTGTAAATCTCTTAATTCTTCAGTTTTATTTGCTCTTTCTTCTTTATCAAGAGCAGTTCTTGACGCTACAGACATTTTAGATTTTAATTTGTCTTTTATTTCAGGAGTCCATGTTTTTGGTAAATCAGAAGGTAATGGCGCACCAGTTCTTTCTTGTGAACTTTGTAATCTTTCGTCATACTCTTGTTGGTTTTTTGCATTATACAAATTATTATAAAAATCATCATAAGATTTTGTCTTAAGTTGATTAATTTTTTCACCAGTTTGTCGTGATTGTGTTAAGTATCTCCTAGATTCCATTCCTGCTACATCAGCACTCTTGGTATCTCCCATTGCTCTATAATATTTTTCTTGTTTAGCCAATTGCTGTGCTTGTTGTAAATCTGTTTTTAAAGTAATCATTTCTTGATTTAATAAACCAGCATCAGTAGGCAATCCATTTTCATCCGTTAATTTATATTGTGTGCCTAATACATTCTGTGCCATTTGGGCTAACTCAGGTGGTTTACCTTGTTCGGCTTTCATTTCTTTTTGTTGTTCAGTTAAAGCCTGTTGTTGCAAACTTAATTTTTGCTGGTCAATTTGATGTTGTTTATAACCTATATCAGCAGCTCTAAAAGTTTCTGCACCACCAGTTTGCATTAATTGAGATAATTCAGCGTAACTTGTCATAATTATTCCTTATGGAGATGGCGATTTTTCATTATATTGTGAATACAATGTCTGTAATGGATTAATTACGTTTGCTGCACCACCACCAAACCCTTGAAATGCAGTTGCTAAAGCCTTACTAGGATCCTGCAACAATTGACCAGCAGCAGTTGCACCTGCAGCAGGAGATTGACTAGCACCACTTAATCCTGCTAATGTTTCTAACTGTTGATTATATGTCTGCCCTGCTAATTGTTGCCCAAACTGTTGACCTTGTAGCAATGCACCACCTGACACTAACCTACCTTGTGCCGCTTGTTGTGCTTGTTGTGCTTGTAGACCTTGTGCTAAATTAAATTGATAACCAGGTGTTGATGTAACCGTTTGTGGATTACGCATTAATTCAGATAGTTGTGCAGCGTATCCTGAACGATAAGGTGAGAATGGGTCTGCTTGTCCTGCTAATTGTCCTGATTGTCTACTTGCCTGTAAAGAACCTACTCCACCTAATAATTGTCCCAACCCACCAATAATCGGTGCAGCAGTCTTAGCATACCCTAAAAGACTTCCTAATGACCCAAATCCTGATGTAGGGGAAGCAGCAGCACCTGATAATGCGCCTGGCAGAAAAGCATCTCCTGACATACTAGCCAAGTCAGAACTAGGGCCAACAAAAGACCCTGCATCAGACATTAATCCTGGTAAAAAAGCATCACCACTTGATTCGGCTAATGCACCTGGTAAAAAAGCATCTCCAGCTAAAGATTCTGCGCCCAGACTAGCACCGCCAGTCATATAAGCAGTACCAGCAGCAATAGCGGCAGGAGCTACTTCAGATAATCCTTGACCTATATTGCCAGAGAATATATCTGAAATACCTTGAAACGTATTATTAATAATGTCGTCAAACCAACCCATTATACACCTCTATTCTGTTATTTATATTATACATTTAAGTGTCCCCTTTTTCGACTTCGCACTCAATATATTGCAATCTTAATGGTTCATTGTCTGTATGAAATATGTCAAATGACCTTCTACGACCTTGACCACCCCTATGTACCTGAGATTTAACAGTATTTAAATTAACATTCTGCCACTCAGAATAATCATTATAATCGTTACTTGTCCAACGCATCAACGCATAAGAGTCTACTTTATCCCCTATTACTTGCATTTCACGCCAAAACTTACGGATATTATCTCCTCCATCTATTAATGGAGTTCTCGACAATACATAAATAGGATTACCGTCATCTTGATAAACAGTTGGGTCTAATTTATATACCTTTCCATTTGACTCATGTTGTAATAAGTCAAAGCCACTAAAACTGGTATAGTTATAACAACTAAAATATTTCTCGGTATTATTTTCTACAGAACTCCAATATGTCCATCCATGTTGAGCAAAGTCATATACAAGAGTAATTCCTACATCTTTTAGGGTCAGAATGTAAAAGGAATGTCCTGAAGTCTTGACACTAAACGCATAGGCATTGCTTGGGGTACATCTATTCAGAACTCTCTCTACATATTGGTTAGAGATAATTTGTGGGCTTTGTCCTGCCAATGCAGTAATCTGATAGCCCTTTTGTTGGCTTGTAGACATCCATACAACCGTATTATCCATTTGTACGACTGTATGTCCCTCAGCACATCCTACTTGTAATACGCTATTTTGATACGGTAAGAATGGGCTACCTGGTGACGCACCTGCATCATAAAAGAACTCTAAGGTATTACTTCCCATTGCTAAAATGTAATTGACTGTCCTAGCAATACAGACTAAAGAATCTGATTGAGATACTGCCCCAATGTAATTAATTGCCTGCCATGTGGTAGGGTCTTCTACGTTAGAGTTATAAATGAGTCCTGTAGAATCAGCCACCAAATAATACCCATCAATAAATACTGCTCCTGTTACGGTAGAAGTAGGGTAATTAGTTGTAAACGTAAGTGTTGTCGTTCCATTAGCCGTAGCATTTTGGGATAAGGTTAAAGTAGTCCCCACAACGGTCAATACATACGTACCTACTGTAATGCCTGTACCTGATACGTTTTGACCTGGTTGTATCGCTGCATTGGAAGCCGATAGAGTAACTGTAGGAC